CCGTGTGAACGAAGCTATCTTCTCGGGTACCTTCGGTGGTAAGGGGCGTAAGGTTCTCACGGATGCTGAACGTTATCGTCTGGCAGTGACCCATACGGCTCTGTTTGGTGCATCTGCTTGGGGTGCCGTGGGCTTCGCTATGGATGCCTACCGTCACTACATGGGTACCGAAATGGACCCTGAGGTCTACCGTGCTCTCCGTAAGGGCTTGGTCGACACCCTTCTGACTGAGCTTACTGGTGTTGAGTCTTCTTTGTCGTCCCGCCTGAGCAACAGCGACGGTATCTTTATGCTTATGCAGGACGCAGCGGAGAAGAACCTTATTGAGTTCTTGGGTGGTCCTTCCATTGAGGTTGGCTGGCAGGCTACTACCACAGGCTTCTCAGTGCTTAAGAACCTTGCAGGTGCCTTCTCTGGTGCTGAGGTTAATAACCCCACTAAAGATGATCTCCTGCGCTTTGCTCGTATGTTCTCGTCGGCTAACCAAGCCTATAATGCCTACACTGCTTTCAAGTATGGTGAAGTCCTTACGAGAGATAACGCCTTCCTTGACCGTATTGACGACCCAACTGAGTCTATCTTCGTCGCCTTTGGTGTTCCCGTGGAGCGTATCGAAGAGGCTTGGAAGTTCAACACCTTCAAGGGTTACGACAAGTTCTTCGACAAGCAATCGGCTAAGAGCATTCAACGTGCTTTGAACAGCTACGCTGAGGCTTACCGTAGAGGGGACTTTACAGAAGCTGAAAACTATGCTAAAATTATCGCTATGAAGTATTCGTCGATGTCTGTCGCTGAGGCGGCACGTGTAAACCGACTAGTCTTCACCCCCAAAGGCACCCCAATCACTGACGATCTTATGGCGCAGGCTCTTCGTAGTGAGTCCGGCTTTGCTGAATAACTGACAAGGACACTATAGATGGCTATCTTTTCGCCTGTTCAACAAGAAGTTAATCCTATGGACCCCATCATCCCTCAGGGACAGGGTGGTGCTCCTGTGGCGGAAGGTCTTGCTAGCCTCTCTAGCTTGTTCCTTTCTGCTCCAACTCAGCAACGTGCGGCTACTCAGAACGAAATGTTTGGTGTTCGTGTAAATGAGTTCCGGGAGAATATCAGTAATCCTAACTGGAACCCAGCGCAGGCTACGATGGGTGAGCTTCGTCAGTTCGGTAAGCTTTACCCAGAGTTTAGCCAAGAAGTCTTTAGTGCAGCTAAGGCTGGTGTCAATGAAGAACTTGCTGCCGCTGAGAACTCTTTGTCAGTAGCCCAGAGTGTTCAGAAAGCTAACGAAGAAGCTTGGTTGACCTCTCCTGAGGGTGTTTACGCTAACGCTAAAGCCTCTACGTTTACTAATGAAGAAGAGGGTGCTGCTTACCTCGTCAACGCCAAAGCTGCATGGCAGGCTACAAGTGCTGAGAATGCTGCTATCAAGCGTGAGGTAGAGACTCAAGGCGCTTACGATACTCTGTCGGTAAGAGCTTGGAAAACTAACGTTCCGTCAGCTAAGACTGAGGCAGATATCTTCGCACGTGGCTTTGAGCAACTTAGTCTTGCTATCTCTGCTGACCCTACGGCTTCCTTCAACCTTGACGACACAGGCATCACCCAGCTTATCCCTGAACTCCGTGGCACTACTGTTAACCAGCGTAACATTCTTTCTGTCGCCAATATTGCCCGTGGTGCTCTTGAGACTAAATTCCGTAAGGACATCTCAGCGAAAACTGGCATTGATGTTAACAATCTTGGTGTCGCTCCTGACGATTGGGCTAAGTCTGTTTTCAATACTTACGACACCACCCTTACGTGGGCTACAAATGAGGTTGACCCCGCTACGATCCAAAAGCGTCTTGAGGGTGAGGCGTTCATCGCTATGGCTGACGCGGGTGTCCCCACTCAGTATCTCTCCCTTTTCGCTAAACTTTCTGGTTCTAACCCCGCCCTATCTGCTCAGCTTATGGCGTCCCTCTCTGGTCCCGTAGGTAAGTTCAACGAAGAACTTATGGCTGGTCGTCTAGAGGAAGCCAACCGTGCTCTCCAAGAAGCCTCGAAGCAAGACCTCATTGATGCGCGTTATGCCTTCACTGAGCTTGTTGCTGTTATGTCGGGAACGTCCCCATTGGCTCGTACTTACGAGGAAGTTACTCAGGACCAGAAGGACGTTGAAATCTCTGTCGCCCTTACAGGTGCCTTCAAGTCTCACCGTGAACTGCAGCGTACCGAAGGGCCTACCCGTTGGAACCGTGCTGCATGGCGCCAGAACTTTGAAGTCCCTGCTGAGGCTATCGTACGTCGTTCTGCAACCGATACTAACTTTGCCACTGAAACCTCAAGCTTCATGTCGTCGGACATTATGCTCGACCTCGGTAACTTGCGTGATGCTGCAGCACCTAACGGTGTGAACATCAGTATCAGCGAGAATGGTCAGGTTGTTATTTCCGCTACGGACCAAGCAGCACCTCTCCAAGGGGCTACCGTTGGTGTTGCTCGTCGTCCAATTACTCCCGGCGATAAGCTGCGTACGTTCACCGAAGAGAACAAGGCTATCATCGACGACATTAACTACAAGATGACTGTCCTTGGTCGTCTGGGTGATGTTGGTCAGTCCACTATGGATATCCTTCGTGCTGAGGTGCCTTCGGCAGAGACGACAACCAGAGCAGGTGGTGCAGGTAGTGGATCGTCTAGCACTAGCACTAGCTCCATTGTCTCAGTTGTCGACGCAGGCAAGGGTTTCACCACCGTACGTAGAAGTGATGGGACAGTAGAGAAACTTGAAGGAACTCGGGCTTGGCGTAACAATAACCCCGGCAACATTGAGTACGGCGAGTTTGCTAAGTCTTCTGGCGCTGTTGGTTCTGATGGGAGGTTTGCTGTGTTCCCTTCGTATGAAGCAGGACGTGCGGCTAAGAAAAAGCTTCTTTGGGACACTAAAGGTTACTCGGGAAAAACTATTGCTGAAGCTATTAACCGTTACGCCCCTCCTTCGGAGAACGACACCAACGCATACACAAGCACTGTTTCTTCTGCAGTAGGTGTTCCTGTCGACACCCCTATGTCTTCTCTCTCAGAAGATCAAAAGGAAGCTATGCTTGACGCTATGGAGCGTGTTGAAGGTTTCCGGGCAGGTCAAGCAAGCCCAGCCTCAGGTGGCACAACAGAAGCACAACAGGGTCGTCCCTCAGATGCTAACGCTGTTGCTAGCCGTGCAGGAGAGGCTACCCAGAGAGCCGTGACAGCTACCTCTGGCGCACCTATGACTATGCCCTCTGGTGGCGCTCCTGCAGCCCCTGTGACGACGGGTGAAGTTGTTGTTGCTGACGCTACTCTCCCCGAGGCTATCCCGGCTGAAACCCCTACTGGTGGTCAAGGAGCAAGTGAGCTTAGCCCTGCTATCTCTGTCGACAAAGACGTACAGGCTTTCATTCAGGAGATCGCTGGTGACCCTGACAAGACCTACGCCTCGGCTGAGGAGTTTACTGCAGCACAAGAACGTGGGGAACTTGAACCGGGAGACACTGTTGTCGTCAACGAAGAGATTTACGTGATCCGTAAGGATGGCTCTGCTCGTAAACTTGGCTCTCTTACGCCTTAACACATAGGGGAATGAAATGGACGCAGAAGCCATTCAAAAGGAAATCGCTGAGATGGATAAACGTTTGGCTCTCCTTGAGCAGAAAATGGACCAGATCGACAAGAACGTAACAAACATTAACGACAACCTAGCTAAGATTCTTTGGATCGTCGGTGGTGGGTTTATCATGGCAGCAATAGGGTGGGTTATCCGTGGTGGCTTGGGTCAGTAATCTCTTCGGTAAGGGTGAGAAGTACATGAAGGTTCATAACATCGACATCATCAAGAAGCATGAGGGTCTCCGTCTGGAAGCCTACATGCCGACCCCTAACGACGTATGGACCATTGGCTACGGTCACACCCATACGACAAAGCAGGGTATGAAGATCACTGCGGGTCAGGCTGAGTCACTCCTGCGTAAGGACATCACTTGGGTCGAGAAGGCTGTTAACAAGCTTGTTGTCGTCCCCCTTACGCAGAACCAGTTCGATGCTTTGTCGTCCCTTGTGTTCAACATTGGGGAGGGTGGCTTCGCCAATAGCACTCTCCTACGTCTCCTTAACGCTGGTGACTACGAGGGTGCAGCCAATCAGTTCCTCCGTTGGAATAAGCAGAAGGGTGTGACTCTGAAAGGTCTCACGAAGCGCAGGGAAGAAGAGCGTAAGCTTTTCCTATCGTAGTATGAAGACGTACAAGAGGGAACTGGCTGTAGCTCTACTGGTCTGGCTCGTGTACGTCGTGGAGACTAAAGATGCTAGTACGATTGAAATCCTTGTGTGGCCAGTATTTACGTTTGCTGCTCTTGCTTTTGGTATGGATTGGTTCGGCAAGTCTGCTAACGGGGTGTGGGAAGGGTCCACTCTCTCTTCTGACGGGCGGGGGTCCAAACGTAGCGGCCAACGTTCAGGCGGGCAAGGAGAACTCTCAGGCAGTGGTAAGCCAGACGACCCGGAATGAAGCTGGCAGAGACGTTAACACAGCACAAGTGCAGGCCGACACAGCAGAAGTAACTATCCAAGAAACACCACCGTGGGTCGTCCTACTCCTGATCTTAGGATGGCTCCTCCCTAGCCCTAACGAGATTGGTCGTTGGATCACTAACATACTCACGAGGAAGAAGAGCAATGGCTAAAGGTCTTTACGCCAACATTAACGCTAAGCGTAAGCGTATCGCTGAGGGTTCAGGAGAGAAGATGCGTAAGCCGGGTACTAAAGGTGCTCCTACGGCTAAGGCATTCAAGGAATCCGCTAAGACTGCAAGGAAGAAGTAAGATGGCTAAAGACCCTCGCCTTGAACGTGCTGGTGTGTCAGGTTTCAACAAGCCTAAGAAGACCCCTAGTCACCCCACTAAGTCCCATGTTGTCGTTGCTAAAGAAGGTGACACAGTGAAGACTATCCGCTTCGGTCAACAGGGTGTGTCGGGTGATAAAGAACCTACGGCACGTCAGAAGTCCTTTAAGGCACGTCACGCTAAGAACATCGCTAAGGGTAAGATGAGTGCAGCGTACTGGGCAGATAAGGTGAAGTGGTGATGTCTAGAGATTATAAGTCTGAGTACGAGAACTACCACTCCTCCGACAGAGCCAAGAAGAAACGTGCGGAGAACAATGCTGCACGACGTAAGATGGAGAAGGCTGGTAAGGTGTCGAAGGGTGACGGTAAGGACGTAGCCCACAAGAACAACCGTACAGGTGACAACCGTATGGGTAATCTTAAGGCTGAGGCTCCCTCGAAGAACCGTTCCTTCAAGCGTAACTCTAGCGCAGGGCGGAAATCTTAATGCCTATGACGACACAGAATACACGACAACTGACGAGGAAGAAGGTCATGCCACTCAAGCAAGGCTCAAGCAAGAAGACGATCAGTGCTAACATCAAGAAAGAGATGAAGGCAGGTAAACCCCAGAAGCAGGCTGTGGCTATTGCACTTAGCTCTGCTCGTAAATCCAAGAAGAAGTAAGGAGAACTACAATGATGATGGGAATGAAAGCTAAAGGCGCTGCTAAAGGCAAAGCTGGTGCAGGTGCTGACGCTAAAGCTACGGCTAACGTCGGTATGGGCAAGATGGCTGGCAAAACCAAGAAGGCTAAGGCTTACGTTGCAGCTAAACCCGCTAAGAAGGCTAAGGCATCTTACGGTAAGTAAACTGTTTTATACCATAGAATGACTTAAGGGGGCTTGCGCCCCCTTTTGTTTTGCTTTCAGTCACCTTCGTTAAGAACCCAGATCAGTACGACAACGAAGGCTACGAAGAAGATAGAGCTATACATGATTACGTCACTCATCTGGACCCTCAAGCTCTTCGATCAGACGATCAAGGTACCAACGTGCCTTCTTTAGGTCTTCCAGAGGCTTTGCCTTGTAGCGCCAACGGTGCAGGTACTTCTTGCAGTTGCCCTCAAGGTATCCCGTAAAGCCTTCCCAAGACATATTGTCCTGTAGGTACTCAATGCACTCAATGGACCCTGTGTTATAATGGTCAGGGTTGTTTACGTTATCTACGTCTTCCATGTGCTCACTAAGGTCGTACCCTTCGTCTTCCTCTACAACTTTCCATTTAGCCATTACATTCCCTCCGCATAAAAGGATTCCAACCACTGTCGGCATATATCAGAACGTACCACGTCGTCAATACCAAACTCAACGACACAGGCATCTATGCTGTACTTTTTAGCCAAGTGTATCGCCTTAGACAGACCTGACTGTTCCTTGATGTCAGACTGACGAATATCACCGTTCATCACCAATCTGCAGTTGTCGCCAATACGGGTCACTAGCATCTTGAACTGAGCCACATCTAGGTTCTGACACTCGTCGGCTAGTACGAACGCATCCTTGAAGGAACTACCACGCATGTACTCCAACGGGGCCATCTGAATGTTACCGTTCTTGATCCCAGTTTCAACGACACCCTTACCCAATTGCTCCTCAAGGACCGACAACACTGGTGACAACCAAGGACTGAACTTCTCCCCAATGTCACCCGGTAGAGCACCCAAGGACTTGCCGACAGATACTGCAGGGCGAGTGATAATGATCTTGTCGATCTTACGGAGAATGTACAGATTCGCTGCGTACGATGCTGCAATGTAAGTCTTACCTGTACCAGACGGACCTAAGACGATGATCTGTTGGTGGCTATTGAGGGCGTCAATGTAAAGCTTCTGATTGTCGTTCATGGGAACTAGGCTTACCGTACGAGACGTAGCCTCCTCGGGTGCTCCCTTGTACTTTGTCGTCCGCTTACCCCGTGGCTTCTCTAGGGGCTTGCCCCGCGAGCTATGCTCTAGCATTTACTTAATCCAACTTGATGATTTTGTAGGCGACAAAGACTAGGATACCTAGCATGAGGAAGTCTAGAAAAGGATAAAGTGCAGGCATTGTGTCGTTCCTTTATGTTAACAAATGAGCAGTTTTTTAACATCATGCTCAGGATGTGTTAACGTTAAGTTAGGTCAACAATCTCACAGACACCAGAGCTACAAGCAAACGTCTGGGAACTCTTGGTCATGTCTTCCTTCTCGTAGTCACTCAGCTTAGTCCAATCAATCCGTTCAGGCATCAGGGCAAGAGCGTCAAGGTACTCACGTTCACTGCAATCCTGATAGGGTGCCTGTTGGTAGGTATGGTCCGAGTGTGGCAAAAATGATACACCAGAGACTTCATCGAAGTACTTGTAGACCCACGCACCAACTTCCAGCCATTCGTGATCCCGTACGGTAACAGTCACAGATGGTTTATGCTCACACCAATTACGCTGATACGTAAGCCACAACGACAACTGTTCAATAGCGGTCATGTCGTTACGAGTGATAGCACCTTCAGGGGACTTCTGTGGGAAGCTAAACACCGTTGTCGTCTCAGGCTTCATAACGCAAGGTTCGTTAGGGATACCCTGATCCTTCATGAACTGCGTCAGAGGGTCTTTGTTATCACCACGCACAGTGCGAATGTAGTAGTCGCTATGGCGAGCATGAATGCCGCTAGACGAATCAACAAGTTGCGATACCGTGCCAGATGGTTTGACACATGTGATAGCAGATGAAGCAGGAATACCAAGGCGGTCAGCCCACTCAGTATTAGTAGCGACAGCGACATCTTTGAGCCTCTTGAGGGTTTTGTCGAGACCTGCGTTGGTAGGCCCGAGGAGTTTATTATCCATGATGCCAGTTAACGACACACCCAAGAGACGCTCTTCCTCAGTGTTCTTCTGCCAAATCTTACGCAGGTACGGGAAGTGCGTGTAGGTGCTCTGGATGGTACCAAGGATCGTAGCCAGAGTTACTTTCCGCTCCAAGTCCTCAAGTGTATCCGTAGCTCGGACCACGACTTCCGTGAGATTGCAGAACTGATACGGGCGAAGAATGATTTCACTGCACGGGTTAGTACCGAAGTCATAGTCTGCATTGCGTCGTCCACTTTTGTTAGCTTGCTTCTTGCTGGCTGGGCGCGAGAAGATACCACGTTCACCAGACTTGGATTCGACAAGAGATAGCCACTCACGCATGAAGGTTTCCATGTCGGGCTTCTCAGTGTATGCCACAGAGTTGTTAGCCAGAGCGCGTTGACCTTGGCCTTCCCACCAGTTACCCGACTTAGCGTGACGCATACGGTCGTCCGACAGGTTCGACAAAGAGATCATGGCAGAGCGGCGTACACCACCCACAACGACAACTTCACCAATCTTACACATCAGATCATGGCATTCAATGGACGAGAGCTTACGCCCCTGAGCACCCTTGAACATAGCCACGGTGAAGCGGAAGAGGTCTTCCAGAGGCGCAGGACCAGAGGCACGACCACCAAAGGTCTTCAACTTAGCACCAGCCTTACGGACCTTAGAGGTATCCCACGTAGGGATTTCCCCTGCGTAGAGCATAGCAACCAGCTTGCGGAAGGACTTAGCCCAGCCCTCTTTGCTGTCGTGGACTACGATAACATCCTCAGCGACGAAGAGTTGGTCAGGAACCTCAGGAAGCTTAGAGACGTATTGACGCTCAACGGAGAAGCCTACGCCAGTGCCACAGAGCAGGATGAACATAGCTTCGTCGAAGGACTTGGGGTCGTCCACCGGGAGGTACGAACAGTTGTATCCAGCAGTGTTATCACGATCCAATGCAGGACCAGCAGTCATCAAGGCCCGCATCGAAGGCATGATCTCAAGGCCAAGGATAGCCTCTTCAATGTCACCGACAACAATCTCGTCACGGGTCTTCGGAACGACAACCTTAGTCATGTAGCGAGAGACAGTTTCACTCCAAGTCTCACGGCGGTTCTCGTCCTCAAGCCAACGTGCATAGCGGCTAGTGTGGATG